AATTTACCCGTTAAAGCCTCCTTGTTATATAATTTTAAAGTTTGACTACTTCCTATGGCATCCAAAACTTCAGCCCCCTCTGCACCCATAGAATATTTTCCATAGTTTTTAATTCCGGTAGCCAAGCCTTGTGGATTTGATAATAAAGCAAATGAAAGGTTACTTCCTAATTCAGCCCCTGCTCTTGGCAAAGAAGCCAGTGCAGCATAGTATCCTAACTTTTTTGCTTTGTCTAAAAACTTATCTGCAACTCCTATCTCTTGATATGTATTATCAAATATAATTGAATTTATTTCTTCAAAAGCATCCTTAACAGCCTTAGCTGTTCCTCTTTGCAGCTTTGTTGAATTAGGGTCAGACTCTATTGTTTCTACAACATTTGATAAGGTTTTATTTACAATTCTAATCGGCTGAGTCATGTGAAAGTCTAGTAAGGTTTCCTTTGCTGCTCTACCTGCTGAAGATATAGGGTCAAAACTAATAGGCTTCGCTCCCGGTGTACGCTCTAGCAAAGTCTTTGACTTTGTAGAAGGCTTGGTCATCCTTTCTCTTTTACTTTCAAGCATTTTTTTAACATCTTCACTGTTCTTCATAATAACATCATGATGAACATAATTGGAAAACAGATTGACTCTATTGCCTCTAAGCACCCCCGAAGTAAACAATGCTTTTTCTGCTAGAGATTGATTAGCTTGGTCAATTAAACTCAAGGCTTTCTTTTCTCTAGGACTTAGGCTGTTTAGTATTTTATTGTTATCAATTTTTCCTTCAACAGTAAATTCTTTTTTTATTTCTTCTAGTATTTTAATGTCATTCGTTTTAAGAAAATTTTGCTCTTCAGATTTTATTGCATCAACAGTAGCATTAATAAAATCTAGCGCAGATGCAGTACCTTTTTTACCATCATTTGATTCAAACTCTCTTTGTAATTGATAAGCCATTATCTTATACTTGGCCTTCATAGACTCATTTAATAATCTTTTAGAAAATCTACCTCTCTTACCCTGAGTCAATAAAGCTTCAGCATCAGAAAGTATGTTATCAATTTTTCCTAAAGCAACTTCATACTTAGAATATTCAGAAGCTAAATAATCAAAAGTTTCACGAGCAATGTCTTTTTTGTTAAAGTTACCCAGAGCCTCGTCTATGTTTGTTAACGGAACAGCCCCTATTTGTTTTCCTATAACATCTCTTACCCCAGACCTGCCGAATAAAGTTTTTGCTTTTGCAATAGCTCTTTCAACCCCCTGCTCTAACACATTAAATTTTACCTTCCCTACAGCAGGTGCAATTATTTTATTTTTACGGTTTGCCTCTATAGAGGTGACTAAATCAGCTCCCGCTTTAGGAAAATACCCATTCTCTATATTTCCTAAAACATCCTTTAATTTCTCCACCTGACTGTAGTTTTTCTTACCATCCTTTTCAATAACTAATCCTTCAATATCCTCTTTAGATAAAGAATTAAGATAATCGGCAAGAACTTTTTCAGGCTTTATTAAAGAAGGAACTACAATTCTATTAGATATTATGTCTTTTATTTCTTTTTTTAAGTTGTATTTCTTTTTCTTGCGAGGCTTCTTTGATTCTTTTTCAACCTTTTCTTCTATAGAGTTTAATAATTCATCTGCTTGTTGGAGCGCCAAACCTTTTTCAGGTAATGTAAGAACAGATTTTGTAGCTCCAAAAGCCTCGGCTAATGACAGGTAAGAATCAATTTTATTTAATGGTATCTGATTTATATTTATATTAAATAAAGACTCCAGCGCAGGAAATAAATCTTTAGCTGTACCTATTTTATTTTTAATGTTTTGCTTCGCTTTTTTTCTTAAAATATCTGCTTTTTGAATCTTGTCAGCCAACTCAGCATTTTTAACAACCTTATCGGCATATTCAATAAACTCCTCTACCTTAACTTCATTGTCTACGTTTAAGCTATTTATTTTGTTAGTCAAGACAAAAGCTTGAGCGGCTGTTATTTGCGCTTTGCTTTTAATCCCTTTTATAAATTCTTTAATCTTAGCTCGTTTCTTTTTTATGTCCAGCTTAGCTTCTCTTGCCGCTCGGGCCTCTAATCTGATTTGGTCTTTAAGAGCTTTAGCCTCATCAACTGTTATTTCTTTTTTGGGAGTTGCGGTAATCTTTTCAGCGGTTGGCCCTCTCTTTTTACCAAACGCTCCGCCTTCAACTACCTCACCCTTTTCATCTATGGCTGGCTGGGATAACTGCTCCTGCTCCTGCAACTTTAATAATTCAGCAGGGACTCTCCCCTCTTCGATACCAATCACTAAATCTATATTAGTTGGAGTTGGCTTCGCTCCTGTAAGCTTCTCAAATTTTAATTCTAAATCTATAAGCCCTGGTGTTTTAGGAGTGCGTTTTATTTTTTTAGCTTTTCCTATTTTAGCCGGGGTATTATTCTCCTTTATGAACTGAATTACATCGTCAACCGTAATACCTAAAGATTCTAACCTTTTGCCTGTATCTACAGGTAATTCTTCTGGCTTTGAAAATTCACTAAGCCAGCCATCTTCTAATGATAAACCTACGGGGTTTCCCATTACATCAAAAGAATCATCAATCCAAACTTTATCTATTTTAGATTGCTTAGGGGTTTTACCTGTTAGTCTTTGCCAGCTTTCTGAAGTAAATTTTAAGTCAATTAATTTTGTTAAATCTTGTTCATCAATCAGCTCCTGTTGTTGTTCTTTATTTTTTTCAATTCTTGATTGTTCATCCTTTACAGCTTGAGCCACCTCCCTAACATTAGTGCTTTCATCTGCAATGAATCCAGCGACTTGTTCAGGCTGTAAGCCTTCAACTGCTTGAGCTTTTTCTCCAGCATCTATATCTATAACCTTTTCAAGTATTATCTTTTCATATTTTGCCCTAGTAGAGGCAGCAACTTCTTTGCCTTTTTTCTTTCCTGATTTATTAATAATACTTTTTATAGAACCATCTTCGTTAAATAAAACTTGAACTGTTCCTATCGTAAAAGGCTCGGTAACTTTTATTCTTTTGGTTTCAAACTTTTCTTTTACTTCAGGCTTCTTCTCAACCTTCTGGTCCTCAACAGTGACCTCTTCTTCCTGTATCCCCTCGGGTGTATCCTTTCTGGCAATTTCTTGTTCGGTGTCTCCTTCTCCCACTTCTTTGCTATCTCTGGCAGGTTTTGATAAAGGTATCTCCTTTGAGCTTGACTTCTGAATGGCATCTTTTTCTTCTTTAGTTAATTCATCTAATTTTTCTAGTATATCTTTGTCAGAAGGCTCAGTAATGCCTTCTTCTTGCAATGCCTTGATTGCATCTTCTTTTGTAGCTTCTTTAATGGAAAGCTCAACTCCACCTTCAAGACTAATTTCTTCAAGTCTATCATTAATTTCATCAATACGGTTTCTTTCCTTCTTTGACAGCGCCTGGTCTTTACCTGCAATTAAGTTTTCTAACTTTCTTTTTTCATCAACCAAAATCATAGCCTCAACTTTTTTGTCTTGAGATATGTCTAGGTCTGAAGTTTCATATACTAATGATGCGGCATTATCATACGCTTCTAATATTGCTTTAGCTTCCCCCTCACTAAGAGTGTTATTTTTTACTTGTTTAGCCAGTGTACCTTCTAAAAAGAGCCTACTGTCTGGCGAAGATATTATTTCAAGCTGGTCTAGTTCCACAGTGGGCTTGCCTTTTTCTATTTTAAAAGCCTCTGTTATATCTTTGTACTTAGATTTATCTATAAGTTTGTTAAGTTTATTCTTACGCCTCTTTTGAGATATCGCTCTTATTCCAGGAGACAATGTGTTTAAAGGAGCGCCAACAACACCTCCTATTAAAAATGTATCTAAAGTTTCACCAACAATATTTACAAAGGCTTCTTCATCTCCAGTAACAAAAGCATCAAGTATTTTTTGTGACAGTAAAGTTGCCGTCTCTGAACCCCCTTCAATTCCAAAACCTTTTAATAAAGAATTACTAATTTTTTTTGCAGTTACTAAAGCCTGCTCTTTTGTTTTTCCTGCGAGCTGTTTAAGTATACTTTTAGGTATTAATTTTCTAGTATAGTTTTCAAAAATACCTTCAGCAGTTCCTGTGCCTACTGCGTTTATAAAAGTTTTATAATCTAAATCTTCTCCTTTTTCTTGTAAAGCCCTGCTTTTTTCTGCCGCACTACCCGCTCCGATAACTCCAATACCACCTGGAATAAAAGCTAAAGCCAAAGAAGGTGCAGTTCCTACAGCTTCGTCTAGTAAACGGCTAAGACCTCTGCCTACGTTTTCTGAAAATATATCTTCAGTTATTCCTGTATCGTATTGAGTAACTGTTTCTTGTATCTCCTCAGCGCTTTGTTTTAATTTTCTAGCAGCCTCATTAGAAGCTCCCGTCATCCCCATAACTCCTCCTTGAGCATTAGCTATACTAGAAATAAAATTTTCTCTTTCTTCTAAAGGTAATTCGTCAAGATAAGATTGCAGCTCAGGGTTAAAAGCGGTGGCTGCGTTTATTGCGTTTTCAGCAACAAGCATTGGTATCCTGGCAATACCACTTGCCATTTCCAATGCATTTGCTTTAAACTTTTTAAAAGCTTCGCTATCTTCCTCAACAGGTTCTGGTTGCTCCAAAGAACCAACCGGCGATGGCAATCCCGTACCTTCTTTTTTTTTTAACCCAATTAATTCAGAAAACTGATTTAAATCACCTGTATATCCATCAGCGCTAAATAAATTATAAGAATAATCAACAGCCCCAGAGTCTGACATCAACAATTGCGTATAGTCTTCTATTGTGCCATTATATCCGTCTTTAGTAAATAAATTATATGAATATTGTAAAGCCTCTTCGTTCATTATTATGGGTTAAATTTTGCCGCTCCGCTAGTATTATTGTCCGTAGTTGTCGTTCCTGTTTTCGTTCCTGCTTCAACAGGCACAGCATCAGGGTTATCCTCAGGGGTTTTTCTTGCGTCTGATTTATTATATATATCATACATACCCGCTATGATTCCGTCAATAACACTTCTTAATGTAGATTTGTCTTTAGGAGAATCATAGTCAATCTTTATATTATTACCATCACCCATTGTTACTCCTGATAAATCTTGAACAAAAGGAATAAACTCTGGAGGTAGTTTAAAATTTAAAACATCATCCATTCCAGTTCCTACTCCCGTTACTTGTATTTGGCTAATATAAGATTCAGTTCCAGGAAGAGGATAAATATCTTTTATAACATCTAAAACTTGCCCGGAATTATCTTCATCTGGGTTTGGAAGTTTATCAATTTGTTCTGAAATAGAAACGCCTTTATCTCCCTTACTTACCTCTGATTTAGTTTGATATGTGCTAGAGTTTTCAGATGATATCGCAGTTCTTTCTCCAAACAAACCTTTCTCTGTTCTTTCCCTTATCTCATTAGACTTTAAATATCCTTGCTTTGCAGTCTCAGCTTTTGTGGCATCATACTTAGGGCTAACTGCAGCCATTAAAGAAACAGCAGTCTCTTCCCTAGCCTCTACACCGTCTCTCATTATTTTTTCAATAGTCTTGTCTGAAGTGCCATCATTATATTGAATAACATACGAAGTATCTGTCTCGTAAACATTACCTATGGAGTTGTTATTGGCTTTAATTTTTTGTAAAGATTCACCAGCAACTGCACCACCAGAAGTTAAATCTAAAGCCAAACCATAGCCTATCTCTCCTTCTTGTTTAGAAATTCTTTCACCAGGACTTGGTCTTGACGGAGTAGGCGTAGGCATAGCTGTTTCAACCTTATCTACTCTGCTTTCAAACTCTTGCTCTAGCCTTTCTCTTACTTCTTTTTCTTGAAGAGAGCCTAACTCAGGAACTAAATTGCCAGAGCTTGGTTGCCTAGGGTCAGGCACTAAAAGTATTTTGGAATTATCAGTAGCTGCTTCACCTCTGTTCTGAGTAAATGAATACCCACCAATCCAATCCGTAAGCATACTACCTACGTTCGTAGAATTGGTCATCATTGAATCTATCCAATTAGCTTTAGCATCTTTGTATTCAGTGCTTTGCCTAGCGTCTTCTCTAGTCTTTACTCCACCCACATTTTGAGCTAACACTATTTTGGCTAAATTATCTACACCTTGCTGTACATTTTTATTCCAGTCGTACTTATCTATCTTAATGTTTAGCCTGTTTTTTAAGGCTTGCATGGTAGAAAAGTCATTAGGATTTTTACTTAGCTCATTTATACCTCCTTTGCCAGCAACTGTTTTCCCAACACTGAACTGTCCGTTGGTAGGGTTTACATATAACCTGTGGTTTTGAAAGTTTGAGAACCCTTCAATCTGCTCCATAAGATACTGCTCTTGAGCAGCGCTAACTCCAGATTGCAGGCGCTCCATTTTTTCTTTGTACTTGGTATCGTATCCTTTAACCAGAGCTAACATTTCATTAGTTCCGTCTATAGCGTTTTGCCTCTGTACATTATAATCTTTTAATCTTAACTCACCACTTCTCAATAGTCTATCTTGCATAAGGCGAACCTCTTGGATACTGTTAGCGCCATCTAAAAAAAACTGGTTAATACCAGTGTGCCCACTTCCCTCTGCTTCAGTAAGAACTTTAGAGAACTCTCTTGAAGCATCATCTATTTCTTTTTTCTTATCTTCTCTTGCTTTTCTTTCATCAAGAAGCATATCACTTATGCCGCTACCAATAGAAGACCAATCTATTTCATTAGCGACTTCTCTTTTTACATAGCCTACATATGTCTTTGCCATAATATTAATTTGTTGGATTGAGCGCTGCTATTTCAGCGTTAGAGATTAGATTAGGTGCTGTAAATGCAGCAGTTTCAAGCATTGGACTGCTTACATCAAACATGGGGTTGGTAACTTTAAAAGTGTCTGGCAAAAACACATTTTGTCCTTGATACTGACCATATAAAGTTGGGTTTGCTGCCATAGCATTTTGACTTACCATATTACCTCCTACGCTAGAAAAGTCTGGCCCTTTTCTTTGAAACAAAGGAAGCAATTCGTTCTTATAATCTAAAGCTGTTTTTCCTATATTTTTTAATCCTTGAAACCCTTGCTGTACAGCTTGCATTTGAGACATTTGTGCGTCTCTTGCTGCTTGCTGTGCTCCAGCCACACCCATCATTTCTAAGTTAGCTAAACCAGTTTGAAGCCTAGCGTCTTCTTTTGCTCCCATCATCTCTAATTCTAAAAGCCTATCTGCTTGTGAGGTAGCAATTTTTCTTTGACCAGCCTGTTGTGCCATTTGAACTCTACCAGCGGTAGCCGCAGCTCCTCTTCCCTCGGCTTCAGCACCTGCCCGTAAGGCTTGTTCTCCTGAGCTCAGTAGCGCTTCTCGTTCTCGCTCATACACCTCTTTAGGAAGAGAAATTCCTTTTAAGTAATTCGTTTCCAGTATTTTTTCTGCTGCTTCCATTGACTTTGCCGCTTCGTCTTCAGCTTTTCTTCTAAGTTTGTTTTGCTTACCAGCCTGTGCAAAGGATAGTCCTGTGCCTGCCGCCGCTAAAACTGTACCTGCTATAGCAAATCCTACTCCTGCCATGATTTTTTTATTTTATTAATAGTTTTTTTCGGCAAATCTTTATAGTCATTAGTATAAACATCAGCCTCTGCTTGTTCAAAATTTTTTGCTTTAGTTTTATATACACAACACCAATCTGTATCTTCATGTATATATAAAACTCTTTGCGCTCCCGCCTTTGTAAATATTGTTTTAGGAGCCTCTATAGTATTAACCTCTCCATCATCTCCCAAGTAAGAAACCTTACCTCGAAGTAAAAAAGACGGATGGTTTTGTTTATGAATCATACTTACTACAAACGAACCTTTAGGCATAAATATTTCACGAGTGTATAAGCCTCCTTCAATGTGTTGTTTCAAAGGGAAAAACTCTTGCATCTCTTTGGACTGAACATCTCCAGCTTTGTGTTTTACAACGCCTTGTACTTCTTCTAATCGCTTAGAAAACTCTGCAATCTTTTCCCACATCATACCTCTATAAGTGGTGATGTTGCTTATTATTTCTACAGGCAAAGCTTCTACACTCATTTAACTACAAAGATACTAATTTTAGGGATAGCTTTTCATTACTTCCGACTCTACTGCGAATAACTCAGTAGGTGTGCTGTCTGTGTTTGTTATTGTGAACTCACAGTAATGACCTAGCACTCCATTAGATTCTGCTTCTTGGTTTTTAATGTACATTATAAACCCATCCTGAATTGGTATAGATACCGCTCCTGATATTGAATTGTCTATAACTATATTGTTAGTGGCATTCTGTAAATCTACATTTATAGCAGTTACTTGTCCTACCATCTCTATAGCATTGTATGGAGGTGGAGCGTAATACACTATATCTCCAACACTCAAATTACTTCCTATCTCTATAATAGGATTAGTAGAAAAGTTTATAATAGTACTTGTTCCTACCACACTCACCGAAGAGCTTCTTCCTATACCATTTGCTGAACGCATAACATATTCATCCGAGCCAGCTGGTTGCGTACCATTATTTCTTACATAAGCAAACCACGCTCCTTCTTTTTTCTCAAAGTAAGTACTGTCTATTGTAGCTCCAGTCTGTATATCACTGTCTAGTGTTATACCCCAAGTGGCATCTGACTCTAAGTTTATGGTTTTAAATAACTTATTCTCTAAAGGCATTTCATTAAATACGCTCGTAAGAGTAGAGTTGTACTGTACGTTATAGTAGTTATTGCGTAAAGGATTAGTATTATGTCTATATAAATTACCAGCCTTTAAAGAATAAAAATAGTTGTTCATTCCAATCATCCAGTCAGCAAAGTAGGAATAGAATGAAGGCCAACCCTTCACACTATCGCTATAACTTAAAGTATATTGTTTATCTGGGTCCCCCTGCGGAGGTATTACCGGAGGCTGTAAGTTTGGACAAGTTACATTATCAAACTGTAAGTTGTTTTGACCACCCATATATCCGTGATAGTAACACTCGTAGCTAGTAGTACCATAATTTCCAGTTACAGTTATAGTTACGTCTCCAAAAAAATACTCATATGTATTTCCATCGAGCCCTGTTTTCAAACCTGCGCTCGTAGTTCCTGTATAGCTTATCTCACCTGTTTTACCAAAGTTGTGTATGGCAATAGGATGTGTTGAAGGAACTCCTGTTAAAACAAAAATACCAGTTCCTGTTCCATATAAACCATAATTACCACCGAACACATAAGAGTTTGTTGTTCCTATTAGCTGAAATGTTACTGCATTTGTACCGCTTAAACAATAGTCAGGTGTAGTTGGAATTGGAGGGGCAGGTGGAGGAGTAGGGGGAGTAGGAGTGGGTGGAGTAGGTGGTGTGGGGGTAGGGGTAGGAGCTGGTCCTGAACATATATTATATCCTGAACAGTCATATTTATATGTAACTATCCCATTGTTTGCTAACAATAAAGACCCCGTCCCAGTTGCTGGCGTTGAGCCAGGTGTAGCTATATAAAACTGATTACTGCCGCTAAAAGCAGTGTTTAGATTTGAATCTAACCAAAAGTGCTGTGTGCCACAAGTTATTCCTGAATACGAAGGAACATCTGAGTATACTGTTATAGCGCAGTTTACACAGGAAGTGGGTTTTACAAATGAACCATTTCCTTGCTGCTGATTAAACTGCCACGCATAAGAAACCACAGGTGTTGGAGAGGGTGTTGGAGGTGGGGCTGTACACTGAGTACATCCATTCAAACCATAATAAGCGCTATACGATACTTGTGTTCCGCTTAAAGCGCTTGCTGTTACCTGCCAACAGTATCCATATATTTCATATACATCTAATAAAGTAAGCTGTGGATTACCAGGAAATGTCCAATCATTTGTAATTGAATTATCATCACATCTGGTGAATTTATAGAAATAAGCCATGCGGATATATTTAACTACAAATTTACGAAATTTTATTGTGGCTAATCTAAGAAGCCCCAGATACCAGTTTGGTGATGCCTAGTAAAACTAATACCTTTTGAATTATTAAATAAGTTGGCTGGAAGCACTTCAATATGTTTATTAGTTGCAGAAGTAAATTCTGATAAAGCAATAGGCCCTACGGTTTTTCTTACAATTGTTCCTGGAACATCTTCAGTCAAATTAGGATAAGCTTTTATTTCATCTAAATTATTATATATACTATTTCTGCAATAGGTTAAGAAATCTTTCCAAAAATCTGAAGGAGGAGAAATCATTAAACTGTTTTGTAATATTTCATCTCCAGCTGAAGCTTCTATAATATATATTTTACTTTCATCTAATTGATGAATAAATGGAGATTTTAATTCAATATCTATATCTATGTAAGCACCTCCAATCTTTTCTAATATCAAACCTCTTACATAATCTAACTTAAATATTTTATGTAAGCTGTTTAATACCTTAAAAAATTCTGGGTCATTCTTTTTTATAAAATCATCTATGTCATTATCGTTCCATATTCTAATAGAACTGTAACTATTTTGCCAAGTCTCTAAACAAAATTGCCATTTTGCCGCCCATTTAGTTTTATCTTCAGGAGCTAAAAAATGTAATGTCATATAAGTTTGTAATGAACATAAAAGTTTCTGTAATAATTTCCTTGAAAAGGTTCAGCTCTTCCATGTTCACAAATAGCGGATTCATATAAAATCATATCTCCTGGCTCTGCATAAACTTTATGCCAAACGCCTTGATGGTCTTGTATATCTAAAGCCCAATCATTTCCAAATTCTTTATTTTGACACCCGCACCTTAAATCTTTATCTACTACTATTATTGACGATACATGGTGAGTTTCTACTCTGTCTACATGGTTTACTAAAGTGGCGTTTTTTAAATAAGACCTAATACCATAAACAAAACTTGGCTCAATATCAACACCAGCGAATTCTCTGTGTATAGGAAGAAGCTGTTGATGAATAATATTTTTGATAGATGGTATCTCATCAAAAGATAAAAACTCACTTCCTCCTCCTATTATAATATTTTCTTTTCCTTCAAACACTTCTTCTTTTACTGTGTTTTGAAGTAAACGATAAGCATCATTTATTATCGCCCATGTCTCTGGCGGTACTTTTATTACTTTGAATCCTTTTTCAGTAAGCCTAGGTATTTGAGATTTGTCTGTGTATTGCTTTGGTTTTTGTGAATACAACATAGCATCCTCTGCTCCCTTCCAATGATTTTCTCTCCACCATGAAGTTATAATATATTTTTTACCCTTTGTAACTGGCATACCTTCATGCATAGCTTCATCTAAACATCTTCCATCTTTCATGTTTTCCCAAGTAAGAGCTTTACCTGTTTCTGCTGAAACTACTTTATTCAAATTAGTAAAGTTAGTCCCGCCACCTTCAAAATCACAATTAAGGTAAATCATAAAAGTGTGTGTTCGGTTTCCAGAAGCTAAACAATGTTTGTCATATGCTGGTCCTGAAAAAAAATCTTGATGTGCCTTAAAATATTGTCCTACCTCATATAGCTGCCCCTGTAGATGCTCCCCTTTCAAAATGTCTAACCCTAAGTAATTAGCTATTTTTTGGTGAATGGCTTGAACTTGAGGATGGGTATGATTTAAATTACAAGTGCTAGATGTTCTATTAGAAGAATATGAGCTAACATTATTGCCTCCCTCTACGACCGAAGAGCGATGATGATTCTCATCTATCATTTTTATTAAATCTAAACACTCCTGTTGATTTAAGAAATTATTTATTTCAACCATTTAATTTAATTTAATTTCTATAAATATACTCAATTACTAATAACAATTAATTGGAGGTGCAGCAAAACTTGAGCCTGTCCATTGTCTGTATTGGTTATTTATTGTAAAATTCCCTGATGGATGTAAAGTGTTAAAATTAGCATCCGTATAAGCCACTGTAGCCGAAGCAAAAGTTGGAGCGTCAAGATAAATATTTCCATAACTTCCAGAACATACCGAAGAAGAACTATACTGCCCAAACAATACATACCCTTGAGGTGGCGGTGGCGTAGGTGTCGGTGTAGGTGTCGGCGGCGTAGGCGGAGGACTAGGCGGCGGACCTTGACAATCTGCACAGTCATTATAATAATTTTGTGGTGATATAGCTTGAGTTGTTCCCGTAGGCGCTCCCATAACTTCCCAACATACAGACTGCCATTGGATAGATTCTCCAACATTAACTGCTTGCGGTAAGGATACGTTTTCTTCTACACCAGTTGAACAGTTTCTAATTCTATATTGATTAGCAGGCGTAGGCGGCGGCGTAGGCGGAGGACTAGGCGGCGTAGGCGGCGTAGGCGGCGTAGGTGTCGGTGTAGGCGGCGTAGGCGGTGTAGGCGGTGTAGGCGGAGGACTAGGCGGCGTAGGGGCAGGCGGAGGTGTTGGTGGAGTAGGTACTGGCGGAGGCGTAGGAATTGGTGCGCTACAAGATTGACCTGCAAACAACACGCCCCCTACTTGCTCTCTCACAATAGTATTATCAGAATAAAAACCATTATCCGATACCACTGTTAAATCAGCATCATCATAAATAGTTGTTGCATTTGCGAAACTCGCTGTATCAAAATAATATGTTCCTAGTGTTGCCATTTTTTATTTAACAATTAGATAAATCATTTACCGTTGAGTTTAAATTTATTCGAGCGGCTTGACCACTTCCTGACCCACAAGGCGATGGCTGATACCAATATAAGCCCGCCCCAGTCCCCCCTGGAATTTGTTTAACATCGCTAAGTTTTTGTTTTTTAGCCGTATCAACATAAACAATATTATTTAAAGATAAGCAACTTGAGCTACCTGTATGATAAAATGTTTGTGTTGGAGACGATGCGCCGTTGCTACACGCATCAGTACCTGAACTCCAGAAATAATTGTAAGCTGTCATAATAAACTCTTGCAAGCAAGTTTCATAATAACTTAATACGATAGTATTAACAATTCCATTTGAACCTATATAAAATTTTAATCCTGGCGCACCAGATGTTTGTAATGATGACCCATAATACATAGGTAGTCCTGTCCCTGCATCGCTGCCATTAAAGGTGTTTTGTCCTAACACATCAGTATATGCAATGACTTGATAACTATTAGAATAAGCAAAATCTAAATCTGCCGTGCTCTGTATATTAACTGGCGAGCCTCCACCTGGACTGTAGAACAAGTACATAAACGTTCCGCTGGCTACATTATAATTACACGAATCTGATTTGTTAGTAAATCCATTTTGCTGCCCACCATTTAAATACCAAGCCACTGGAGATGGACTAGGAGGGGGGGTAGGTGTAGCTCCACAAGCCGCGTAATTGCTTACAACCCCTGAATTATCTAGTAAAAATGTTTTTCCTGTATTAGTGGCTTGTTGCGTTCTGTAATATGTGCTTCGCCCTTGGTATGGAACACTTGTTGCGCCATTTACATAAACAACTAAATTATTATTTACAACATCATCCCAATCACTTACGTTTTGAGTAAAGTATACAGTTGAGGGGTTAGCATATAAATTACAAGCGTCTGAAGCGCTAGAAAATCCGTCTTGTGGATTTTGTCCGCTAAAAGGATTTCTCCATAAAAGTAGTGAATTGCCAGGAGTCGGAGTAGGAGTCGGAGTAGGTGTTGGAGTAGGCGTTGGAGTCGGACTAGGTGTTGGAGTTGAACTACAAACTCCAGTAGTATCTATATTAGATGCTGTTCCAAAATCTGTCATTCTAAATATTCCCTGTGATATACCATATCCAAAATTTGGTTGTCTGACTCCAAAATAATTATTTCCTCCTTGAAAAGGTATTGTAAGGTTTGCATCCGTATAAAAGAATGTACTGTTAGCAAATGTTGTGTTAAAAGAACTTGAAGAACTATATAAAGGTATTGATGCAGGGGGACAAGTAGACGGGCTAGTTGTACTTCCTGAGCCAGCTTCTATAAGCCACCTATATGATGTTACTGGTGGTGTCGGTGGTGTCGGTGGCGTAGGAGGAGTAAACGTACATCCTGTACACGCATCCGTTTTGCTTGTTGTAGAATAACATAATTCAGCGCTAGCTGGTTTTCTATAATCCCAAATTATATATAAAAAGTCTCCTCCTGAAGGCATAATAAAATCAGCAACAAATTGAGTAGGATTGCTTTGTTGTACTATAGGGGTAGCATCTGTAGCCGCAACAAGTAAAGAGTTTATATCTGCTCCTGTGTTATTATAAAATGTATTAGTTCTTAAATATTTTAATTTATTTTTATTTATATCAAAAACAAAATTATCAATACTATCTTTTCTACTGATAATAGATACTGTAGCTCCATCACCAGGTATAAATCCTCCACCTTGGAAACCGGCTACTTGGTCATAAAGAGAAACCACAGGGTTGTTAACACTAGATGAGAATGGTGTGTTCGCATAAGTTTTAGTTGGAGAGAAAAAGTTTCCGTCTGTCCATCTAAATTCATTAGTTATAAATTGACCAGCCTCAGAGTTGCTTGTAACAGCTACACCTATAATTGTCATGCTCTGAGCATTAGGACAAGATGTAGTAATATCAATTGTGCTAGCAGTGGTGCTGTCTTGTGTTACAGAAATATCTACTTTATCTACAATTACATCATTTTTATTAAATGACAATGTGCCGCTATTGTATACTGGCCCTGTGGTATGAGAAACACCATTGTATGTAGCTGTTATAGTGTATCCTGTAGTAGACGCAGCGCTTTCAGAAACAATCTCATCAGAAATATTTTCTGTAATTACATTACTATTTAACTCTGTAATAATATCGTTGTAAGTTCCTGGCGGTATTACAAAATCAATATCTACTATTCCTAATAAATCTCCAACATTTACACAATAAGTAAAAGTAGTTGCAGGATTTATAATGATGTTTTTAGTAGAATTACAATCCATACATTCCACAATTTGTTGAGGTAATTGTACGTTAGAATGTAAAACATACTCATTCATATAAGGGTCAAACCCTCCTATTTTTTTAGTATTAAAGGTATCAATAAAAAGGTCTCTAAACCACGAGCGCATACCAGCCTCTGATATAACCTGAAGCTGCTCATTATTATACGCTCCACCTATTAAGTTTATTACCGCTCCACGCTTGGCATCTGTAAAATATTTGTTAGGTCCATATGAAGCATAACTCTCCGGGTTTTCACTAATACCATAATCTTCTAATCTTGCTATTTGTGTGCCTAATACTTCTGGAACAGAAGTCACAGCTCCTCCCCCAGTTGCATCACTAAGTAAATTTTTGCCAGCCAACACATAAGATATCTTGTCTTCTTGTAAAGTAAGTATGTCTGTTTTTCTTCCGTCTAATAATTGAATAGGGCCATAAGAGTCTTCTAATGGTTTAAAATTAAGAAGACCTAGGTTAAACTCGTTTAGTTTATTTACGTTGGTCTCATCGTTATAAACCCCACTATATGTTAAATCAGCAAACCTATGTGACTCTTTGTAATCCATATTAGACGTAGAAGTTACGCGCTCGCCTATATTTTTAGTCTTACCTACAATTGAATCTAATATCTTATAACTTTCTACACCATTACCAAACGCAAAACAATCAGAAAACTCTGTATCAATTATTGCGGACAGGCTTGAAGTTTGTGTTTGTACGTTTCCAGAATGCATTCCATCTGCGCTTACATTAAATGAAAGGTGGTTTTCATACCATACATTATCAAGCGCGTCTGTAGGCTGTGTTTCAAATACTATAATAGAATCGGCTCTATATACCTGTATGTCTGCTGTAACGGTAGAGCGTCTTTTTGCTCTTGACAATGTACCACCACATCTTACAGTACCTGTAATTAATAATGCTAATTCATTAGTTGCGGTGTCTCTAAAAAACTTGTAGTAGTTTGTTCCTTCGGAAGTAGATATATCTTGTTTAGTTGCGGCTGTAGCGGGCTCATAAACATTAGAGATGCTTCCTGTGTTTCCTCCTACTTCTGTTACCGCATCACTTAATACCGCCTCTGCGTTGTCTCCATTCCACCAATCCTGCATATTGTCGTATGTAGTTGAAGATACAAGCTCTACATTCAGTTCACTAATTCTTCTTTCGCATTTAGCATTTCCTTTACCAACCCCTAATCTTTCTTGCCTTATAGATATAACAATTCTACTACCCGCAGGAACATTATAATCAGTATGCGTACTGCCTGCAATATTAGGGTCAGGTACATCAAGATTCATTGGATACACCAATATCGGATAATCTCCCGCATTGTTTTCAATAGCTGTATCAGAGCCTGGAGTTATTATATCATTAAGTTCTTTTACTGTAGAAAAATTGTTTGGATTAATTTTCATATATGTTCCTGACGGAACAGCTGAACCATTTGATGGAGTAATAAAATCTGCTGACTTATTTTCTTTTTCTAATACAGTAGCTTCTACACATCTAAGTATAGGTCCATTACTGTCAGACTTAACAAAGTATCTATCTCCCTCTTCTACCTTATTAGCGTTCTCACCTTCTAGTAAAAAGTATGTTGCATTACTTCCAGGGTCTTCAAAATAAATACTAGAGTAGATAGTATCATATGTAGTCTCTGTTGGTTTTAATACAAACTTATACCTAGTAGCCCAACTTGGAGCTAACTGCTGAGGTGGTATAGTAACCTGTAGTTCGTTTTTATTTATTGAATTAGCACAAGGTATCTGTATCGTATTATTTGGGCTTACAAGAGCCGTAGACGAGCGGTTAAATTCATCCATATATACTATACCAACTTCATAACCTCTGTTGCTATGAAGGCTTCTAACCGTATCAGTATTTCTAAAACTAGCAGTTGCACTGTTAACCTCATAAAACTCATAAGCATTATTAGCCCCGTCAACATAATTCATTGCTATTAGCTGAAGACCAATAGTGTTGCTTGCTGGAGAGGCTATAATTCCAATAGGCTCACCTGTATTACTTATACCACTTGCTGTTTTTGTGTATGTTCCTAATGTTGATGGTAATGCGCAATTAACCTGGTCAGTTAAAGTAGCTCCATTACAAGAATTAACGACAGTCTGTATATTTGCAATCGTTCCTATTTTTTCAATAAAATCTGTGCTTGTTGCAAGAGAATATGCGTTAGGAAAATATGTGGGTAAAGTATAATCAAATACTATGTCGACATTTGAAGTTGTTGCTCCAGGTGTAGTTCCAGTAAACTGACCGTGTACTATCGTAAAGTCTAAAGTAATACTAGACCCAGCTGTTAATTCTATTGTTGTTCCGTCTTGATTTGATAAATCAAAATATACTATAGAATTATTTATTGTAGAAGGAGTTGGGCCAATCGAGTAGTATCCAGAACCAGTAGAATCTATCAAATCAGATGTAGCTATTACCGTACTATTTAAACTAGCAAAGAACTCTAATCTTAAATCTTGATTAAACTTATCTTTTAAATCATATCCTTCTTTATAGTTTCCGTATACGAGCCTATTACCCATGACTGCTTGAGCCTTAGCTATCTTAGGTACATTGTCGTATAGTCTTAGTATCTCTGAATCAGGTAAAAGAGTAAATATCTTTCTGTCGTCAAATGTATATCTATAATCTGTGTTATCAGAATATCCTAATGTTGACTTATCAAGAAACTCAATAACTTTAATATTGTTTGTTGTAGACTCTTTAAATAAAAGTTCCACTCCAGTAACTAAAGAACTGCCTGTGTTAAAAGTTATTATTGCAGCGTTCTTGGTATTTTTCATACCCTCATTCAAATAGCTATTATAACTAAAATTAAATGATGAAGGTGTGAACGCATATTCACTAAACTGCGAAGTTGCAGAGTATTGATTATCGCTATACTTATACCTATACGCAAACGATATAAATCTTTCTTCTAAAAAATCATCTTGCTGGCCTTGAAGATTTAATGTTTGAATATTTGGAGCCGCGATAGGAGGTCTCTTAATGACCAACAAAGCTTCAGAAGAAAACCCATCAAGATAAGAGGGTGCTGAACTAGGAGCATTGTAGCTCCTGTTTATATTAATATATCTAGGTGGATTTATATTGTCTGTAAAAAACAACAAATCATCTATTAGGTTTACACCAGTAATTAAATAATAAGGACTAAAATTTAATGTAGTATTTAAATTAGTTCCGTCATTAGTGCTTATTACATTGTAAGTTGTGTTAGCAGTATTAGTATTATAAGAAACTATTAAATCTAGTTTATTAGTTGGACTACTTGTAAAAGCAGGGTCGTGTACGAACCAATAAATAGTCTCATTAGCCCCATCCTCAAAAGCTCCAATACACCTGGCATTATTGCTTAATTCAATATTATCAAACATTAATGTCGTAAGAATGGTATTACCCTTTGAGTTTTCTACAGAACCAACTTCAGAGCCTTCCGTAGAACCAAGTCTTACATTTAACGCATCAATATACTCACCATTCGGAACAAGCCTTTCGTCAAGGCTTTTGTTCATACGGCCAGCGATAAAATTTCTTTGAATGTTTGCCATCTTTATTTAATCCACTTACTCTCTCCTCTAAGATTCATTAATAATCTTCCAGGATGAATATTGCTTAATCTAATTTTTGCATTTCTAAGTAGAGCTGTTTTTCTTTTTCTAGCTCTATTGATAATATACTCTTGAACATTAAATTTGCTATTTAAAATAGCATACTCAATATAAGCGTAAACGTAATCTTCAAAAAGTTTGTTCACTGAAACTTGAGAATCATCTCCTCCCTCCATTCCATCAGAGATGTATTCTAATATGCAGCTTTCATTAAGCATTGTAGAATCAAAGTTTATAACTCCTGCTTTTTTATCTATTCTAAAAGTAGGATTTATATTAGCGGTTTCTGTATTTAAACCATAACGCGCTCCAATAGTATAATCTGCATACCAGTTAGCTTGGGTGTCAGCGGGTATTTGGTCATCAGCGTTATTTTTATTTAAATATATACTGTTTTGTTGACCGTTTTTTCTTTCAGTATCAAGCTGCGAGTCAGTAGTAATTACAGTTCCGTCTGAGTTGAATGTAAGAGTTCCTCCTGCTCCTTGCAAGTATGCTTGAGCAGAGTTAACCTGAATGTTCTCATTCAAAGGTCTAAGCCATCCGTCTTTATATAAAGATATACGAATCCAGTTTACATAGTCGTTAGGTAAAACAAAAGTAAGATTATCAAATACAGTAAGCTCTAAAGCTTTTACTTCCATAAACGCATCATAGTTAAGCTCTTGTATCCCGCGCTTTGCATGAAACAATATCTTGTACCTTTCCTCGTTATTAACTAGCGAGTGGTTTCCAGAATACATTAACTGAAAATTATTTACTATATCTTCCAAGCTTACATACTGGTAAGACCCCCAATTTTTATTGGTAGGAGCCGCTCCTGCATTTTCGTAATATTGATATTGTGATAAATATGCCATACTATTGTTCTTGGTTTTCTTGTTGTTCTATAGCTTGACCAAACTGCACTGTGGCTATCTCTCTAATAGACATACCTGCGTATTGTAATATTCTAGCAACTAAATTATTTACATCATCTTGAGGTAATTCAAAATCTTGATAGTCAGACTGAGACTGGTCAAAAATAGGCTCTCCACCTGTAAGAGAAATATAAGTCCATTTAGGGTCTTTAGGATATCTAATATATTGCGATACCACTCTACCTATTTCATTTATAGAATCAGGATATAATGTCAATATATTTCCTTCTTGTGTGTATGCGGGGAAAGTAACGTTAGGAGCAGTAAGCATTGATTTGCTAAGCATAGTTATTTTGCTATGACTAACTGGCTCTGCTTCATTTTTTAAATTAATTTTTTTATAAATACTATAAGAAATACCTGTTGTTGTTAAAGAGGCTACGTTTAAAACTATTGTAGTTTCGTTAGTTACAGAAACAACTTTTAAATTTGTGACTACTGAATTTGCTAAAACCACAGAAACAATATCTCCTACTGCCACTCCATCTGTTTGAAATGTTGCTCCTGAATCTATTAACTGCGTATTACCTCCTCCAGTTGCAGTAGTTGTCCCTGATGAAATAACATTACTATATATTAAAACTTTATTTAAAAGATAATAGTCCGAACCTGTAGTTGCTGCGGTAGGAACTGTGTATTCATTTAATACACTTTGAGACAAGCTTGCTGTGACTGAAAAAGTATCTATTACTTCTTCATATCCTCTTTGAATATCTGCGTATCCAGTTCCTGATACTCTTCCATTTTGTTTGTTAACCTGATTATTGTAAGATATAAAGTATTCGTCAAAAATATCTAACTGAGCTTGCTTAGCAAACAAGTTAAAATCTGATGGAGATATGTAACCGTAATTATTCTTGTTAAGGATAGCAAGAACTGTATTTCTAACAGCGTTTATCATCGCTTTCTTTTTTACAAAGATAAGCAAAAAAAAAGAGGTCAATTATTTTTGACCTCTCTCCACAACCACTAATCTTCTAGCAATTTTTCTAACATCTTCAAAGACTCTATGCCATCGTCACTCTGTAAATACGATGATACAATGTACATTGGGTCTTCCCCAAAAGGCACAGTCAACATCTTCTTCTTATTGGTAGATGTGTTAAACCATACTTCCTTTTGTTTATTTCTAAATGACAATAATCCTTTGTCAAAAAATAGCTGAACATTAGACTGTAGCTTTAACATAGGGTCATTAATCATTTTTAAGAACGTATGAGGGTCTCGCTTAACAAAGATTAATATATCTCTACGAAGCTCTGCTGTACTCATTTGCTCTGTATTTCTACCCAGCAAAACCCTTGATATGGTCTCTACCTGGTCTACAGAAAGCTTTCTAGCTTCAATAAGAGCATCTGCTTCTACGTTTAATTGTTCAATCTCTGCTGCTGCGTCTTTTTCTTCATTAACCTCAATAAACTTTTTTCCGTTTAATGGGTGATAATATAAAAACTCTTGCAATACAGGATTTGTTTTTGGAACTCTTAAAAAGCCATCCACAAAGTCAATAGGCTCTCTAACTACTTGTCCATCTTGCTCATCTTCAAAACAAGACTTTTGATTAGGAGAATATCTCAACACTCGGTTGATTCCTTTGTCTTCATCAAAATGTAATAAGGGTTGTCTTCTTGAGCCGCCTGAAGGTAATAAGAAAGATATTGGGGCTCTATCTCTAGTAAGTTTGTAGACCTTGTCTACTAATGTGTTTTTTTTCATTATATATAAATTTAATTAGATTTAAAAAAAAAGGGAGGCGGTTAAACCTCCCTTGGTAATAATACTACTCTTGGAATAAGAAGAAGTTGTTTGCACCTAAAGTACATACAGCTCTTTCTGACAAGAAGTGTACTTCCATAGCGTCTAAGCTTGAAGTAGCAGCACCGCCAGCAGAACCTGTAATCCAAGTTTTGTAACGTCTGTCTTCAGTTTCAGAAGCTCTGTATCGAACATGAAGGAATGGTCTCTTCGCATTCTTACCTAAAATCTGGTCGTATACTGTAGTAGAACCAGCTGGTACTAATAGTCCGTTTACACGGCCTGAGTTAGCTCCAGTAGGAAGACCGCCACGCATAGTTGGGTCATTTAAGTATTTCCAGTCAGACTTGTAGAAGTCATATCCTCTACGGAATCCAGTGAATCCTAGGTTTAATGCCATGTCTTTGTCATTGTCAAATAAACCATAAGATGTTCCACCAGCTCCATAAGAGTTCTGAGCCGCTAACATATCATCAATATCAAAGCTAAATTCTCTATCAACGAAAATTACATTTTCCTCAATAGAACCTTGCTTATCTAAACGCGAGATTACTGCATCAAAGTCAGCTAGTGCAGCTGGGTTTCCACCGCCCCACACATTTCCACGATTTTCAACTACATAGAAGATACCTTCAGAACCTTTGTTCCCTACATCTCCTCCAGCTGCGATTGCTCCTGACGCAGCTTCTGCTGGTACAGCTTCAATCATTGCTGTTTCTAAATAGTCGTCAAAACGTAGACGAGTTTCGTGCTCTGATTTAAGATACCATAAGTATCCAGATGCTCCGTTTTCAGTAGTTACTTCTACCCATCCAATTTGCGCCATGTCAGACCCGCTTACAGCGTATTTGTCTTTGATGATAATTGGTGAGTTATCAAAGATAACGTCATCAGCTTCTAATGAGCCTACCATTCCACTAGTTCCTTTTTTAAATTCAGAACCATAAATAAACACTGTTCTTGTAAGTCCAGCTGCACCAACTTGTCCAGCTGCTTCATAATAAGCTACATCAAAAGTTGCTGCTCCCGTATTCACGGCTGTAACAATACCTTTGTTTAATCCAGCTCCTGCATTATCAGAGATAACAACAGTCTGTCCTACTCTAATTGCAATGCTTCCAGTACCAGGTACTAATGCATCACCTACTGTGATTGTAGCTGTATCGTCACCAGCATTTCCTGCTGATGCACAGTTAACATATTTAGTGTGTAATCTTCCTTGCTCTGCCCACTTGATAAGGTCAGAGTTAGAAGGCATCTCTGCTCCTACTAAACGTAAGAAAGATGCAATTGTACGATTTCCATATCGCTCAAACTCTTTTTCATAAGTATCAGGTAAATACTGATTTAAGAAATCAAAGTTTGTAATGTAGTTAGTTGCCAAAGGCACCTGTTCTGCACTCGGTTGTAAAGCAAACCCAGGGGTTGCTTGAACTGCTCCTGCCATAATAATTAATTTTTAAAATTTATTTTCGTTTAATACTTCTTATTTTTAAGCCTCGTCCCGAATCAGGGTTAACTGACTTAACTTGAAATCCTCCTTTATTAGTTACTTCAGGCGCTCTACGCTCGCTCATATTTATATTTTTAGTTTTTCGTATTACATCTTCCGTAGCTTCAGACTTGCCTTGCTCATAAAAGAACTTAGCAAATTTGTCAGGATTCATTGCGATTGATAAAGCTCTATGGTATCCGGCAGCGTCACTAATTAAACCTTTGTCATCCAAATACTTATTAATAAAGTTCATTGGAGTCTCTTGAGTTTTTTTAATTGTCTGCGCATCACCTGGAGAGAAGGTTACTGTTTTGTCGTCAAGCACGAAATCAAAACCTTTGAAATCTTCAGTAAAAACTTTATCGGTTTCTTTTAAAAACCAATTACGTTTTGCCTCACTTTCCTGTTGTTGAGTTTTAACAGATTCTAAATATTGCCTATACTCTTGAAGTTCTTCATTGTCGCTCTGAGAATCAACAACCGGTCTCGACTCAAGGGGTTGCTTGTATAATTCTTTTTGCTCATTAAAAAACTTCTTCGCTTTAGCAATAGTTTTCTTTTTTGCTAATTTTGTTTTTTTAATTACAGACTCTTCATCTAGTTCTTCATCCCAAGAATAATCCTCCATTAGAGAATCAATATCTTCAGGGTCTAAACCTTCGCCTTCTGTAACTGTCAAATACTCTCTTAGCAAAGAATCAGGATTCATAGCACTAAAGTCTCTTTGTAATTTTACATAGTCTTCAATACCTCTTCCTGTTTCTTTTTTATACTTAAAGTAAGCTGCAACATCCTCTGGAAGCTCTTCAGCTTCTTGTCTTGCCGCATTTAATTCATCTAGTGAATTAATTTCCTTACCATATCTTTTTCCAATATATGAAAGAACGTCTTGTTCAGATAGCTCGGCTGGTTCTTCAACTTGCTCGGGCGTATCTTCAGTTTTTTCTTCTTCTGCTTTAGGAGTGTCTTCAACGACACTATCTTCAGCAAAATCCATTTTTATCTGAGGAGTTTCTTCTGTTGATTCAGAAGTATCATTTAACTTCTCCTCATGCTTGTCAAGAAGTTCCTGTTCAACCTCTTGTACTGACTTTTCTTCAACGGCATCAACCGCTCGTACTTTTAATTCCATTTAATTTAATTTAGATTACAAATTTACTTAAAATTTTAATGCTCATTATCGAGGTGAAAACTCAGATAAATCAAAGCCATCTAGGCTATCTTCATTAGATTCAAAATTCTGTGGAGGTAAATTATTTTTACGTTGTGAAATCAATTTACTCTGTTCAGTATTTTGTTGACTAATTCTATCAGACTTAGCTTTCTCTCTAGAGTCTTCTCTGTTTGATAAAGATTGCTCAGTCATACCATGCAATTGTAAGTTATAATTAAACTCTTGCTGCATTAAGTTAGATTTAAGTTGAGCTTCTGCTTTTTGTTTTTCAATTTCAAAAGCTATTTCTGCTTGCTTCACTTTCATCTTAGATTGCGTTTCAAGCTCTATCTTTTGAAGTGCTACTTGCGCAGCCATCTCCTGAGACTTGAGCTGTTGTTGAGCTGTCATTGCTTGCTTTTGCATAGCCATCTTTTCATCACGCTCCTGCTTAGCAAGTCTCTTAACTTTCAATAATTGATTAGCAAGTTTAAGATTTTTAATCTCACGAATATCAATGGCATCTTCAAGATTAATATCTTGTTTAGATAAAGCCATCTGTATATTCTGCTCCAGCATAGCTTTTTGCTCTTCGTCTGGAGACAACTCTATAAACACACCAAAGTCATAAATATATAAGTCTGATATTTCACCAAGTATACTTACATTGTATTTACCAATCTTATTTATAAAGTCTTCCTTAAAGTCTGCATACTCTAAAATATCTGCGATACGATAAGTTAATGCTTCCGATAGGCTTCTGTATATATATAGACTACCGTCTAATATGTGTCTTGTTGCAGTGTTTGAATTTAATGCTGCTAACTTCTGAACACCAACTAAAGCATCTGGAGATGGCGTAGAACCGTCTCTCGCTTCATTTAAGCCTGTTACAGAGCGAATCATATCTAAGTAATGGTTATAGTTAGCTATAAGCATTTGTGTCTTAGAAGCGCCTGAACTGCTTGTAAGCTGTTGTATCGGAACTTTACCTTGATTGTATTCTCCATCCTGCGTGTAACTTCTACCCACTACACTACCTGTTTGGAAGTATAGTCTTAATGCATCAGATGGGTCATACGCCGCTCCTGTCCCCAGGTCGACTTCATTAAGTCCATCTGCATCTATATACACACCATCCGGTACAGTTCTAGCAATAACTTGCTGTAACTTTAAATGAGTAACCTGTATTAAATCAGCAAAAGGAATCATTCGTCTTACTAAAGACTCAATAACTCCTTTATACATTCTTGGTGCTACGGCAACATAATTAGGTAAGGCGTGCTGAGAAGAAGACTTTGGTCTAACCATATTCTTAGCAAGCTCCCACTTGAGAATTATGTTAGTTCCCATAACCATCACTCCGTCATACCATACATCAATAGTCTTTTCTATTTTCTCAAACTTTCCGTCTTCCATCATTTCTTCTGGAGGATTAAAAGTATCGTCTTTTTCTATCATCTTAGAACCACCACCCTCAAGTATTCTCTTCTTATAAACCATCTTCTTAGTGGTCTTATAATTAAAATACATCAGAGTACAAGTGTCTCTATAAAAAATATCATTCTCATAAAACTGAGCTACATTATAATAGTCATACCAGCTCTGACT